TTATTTTTCAGCAGTTTCGAGCTGTTTTTCAGCGTATTTATTCAGTTCTGCTTCAATTTTGTCAACGGCCTCTTCCTGCATGATTGGGAGTAGGTGTGAGTATCGTTCGTTGAACATCGCTGGAGTCATACCCAGTCGTTCAGCAGCTACCTTTGGATTTATTCCGATCGCCAATAAGAATGATGCATGTGTATGTCGCTGGTCGTGGAACCTAATTTTTTTGACACCTGCTTTACGTACAAGTACGTCCATACCTTCAGTAATTCTTTTTGGCTTTATATAACCTCCGCCAGGGTAGCAACATACTAAGTCATTATCCTCATATGAGTCTCCATATTCTTTTTTATAAGCCTCGATTTGCTTGTAGCGTTCCTTAAGGTCATCGATAATATTCTGAAAAAGTTTTACCCGTCGTATGGAATCATTCGTTTTCGGACGTTGAATGACTAAACCATCACGTGTCCAGTTGGCCGTCTGGATCACCTTGAGTTCTTTCTTTTCGAAGTCGATATCACCCCAGCGAAGTCCAAGGATTTCACCGCGTCTCATTCCAGTATAAATTGCCAATGAAAACACAATATAATGAACATGATACTTCGATGAATTAAGGAACTGGGTGAATTCCTCTATGGTCCAGAACTGCATCTCCTTTTGCTCGTTCGCGTTTATCTTACTCCGCATAGATACTTTACTCATTATATCTTCTGCCAATAGTCCAGATTCAGAGTATGCAAGTCTGAGAGCGCGTTTCAGCACACCATGGATATTCTTTACATAGTCCTTCGAATACTTCTTCCGAAGGTCTGCATAGAAGCTCTTAATCGTTCGTGGGGTGAGAGCCTGAAGCTTTACTTTGCCTAGTGCCGGTATAATGCGGGCTTCAATTATGGTTTTCTCTGTGTCATATGAGGTTGGTTTGAAGTTGGGTTTAGCATGTGTCTCCAAATATTCCACCAAATACTCTGCTAATGTAATCTTAGACTGTTTTAGATCCAATCCTTTTTCAGCATCAGTCATTGCTTTTCTGCATGCACTCCATGCTTCTTTTTCGGTTTTAAATCCACCTTTTGATTTTTGGCTCCTTTCACCTGTCAACGGATCTGCTGGCAAATCGAAGACATAGGTGTATGTTTTACCTCTAGGGTATACATGGCCTTTCATAATCAACAATCCCTTCGTAATTAGAAATTTATAGCGTCATCAATAGCATCCATAGGAAGAATCAGCCGTGTTACGCCCTGGCCATGACGCCAGGCCACTCGAGATAAGTTGATGGTCACATACCCTTTCCGATCCGGAAGCAGAGTAAGGTCTCCAGGCAGAACGGTAGCATCATGTCGAGAACGGTGGAATGACGAACTATGTAGTTTATAGTTTCGCTCGACATTAAGGTCCAGTGGCTTGTTCCAATTGAAACCCTGACGCTGCTCAATGACTAAAGCTTGGGGGCGAGAGAAGTCTTCTAGACCATACAATGAATGAATACGGGGCTCCTGAAGGTAGCCGAGGCCTGAAACAGGGGATTCGTGGATTGTGGTTTCAAGACTAGACGTAATCTGGTTGGTGTATGTAAAGGTTGACATGAACTCCGAATTATTTATTCGATCTTCCACTTGTTTGAGACGCAACTCTACTAATTCTGGATAGGCATGGAATTCTAAAGCGAGTAAGCTAATGGCTTCACTCCTGTGAATAGGAAGTGTTATCTGCTCAAGCATAAAGAATGGGATCGTGGCGTATAACGCAAAACGGTCAGCATCAATCTCTTGAGCTTCACGAAACAAATCTGGCATCCAGCGTTGATCACCTGAGTGACGAATTACATGACAAAGCTCATGAAAAAAAACCTTACGCTGTTCTGTACGATCATTGCGGTTGTCTATAAAAATGACTCTTTCTTCATTTTCACTAAATGTTGTTTTGTCATAATAAACGATGTCTACACCGAAGATCATTGCGATCCTATCTATATCAAGATCTAGTGGTATAAGAACACCATTAGCCCGGTATTGTTCCTCGATCCAATGTTCAAGAGGAGTTTTGAAATAGTTGGAAAAATTCATGTTATTATCTCCATTTCGCGTACGTATGTTCTGTTTTTTGATGAAAAGAAAAGCCATTGCTGGCTTATAAGATTTGATGAACTAGTAAAACTACTTCGCTACACTTGCGCCAAATGACAGTCCAATTGAAGGCAAAGCCAATACGTAGTACTTAATCCCATTTACAACTGTTGAATTATCAATTTTTGATAAATCTTCACCTTTGTCAAACAAACCCAATTTTTTGATAACGTCATCGCCAAAACCAGTAGAAACATTTATTTGCGTTGAAGAAATTAACAGAGAAGCTGCTGTAAGTATATCTTCCGCTGTTTCTGTTGTTCCATCATTTCCTCCTATTAAACTTACATCAATCAAGTTACCATTATTTTTATCTATTCTTCCTGAGATAATAAGTGTTTCAGTAAATTGATATTGAAAGGAGTCCTTACCGGGTCCTTCATTGGTGTTTAAATTATTTATTCTCAACCGTGTTTGTATTAATTGAGCTTTCTCATTAAATGACTTTACAAATTCTTCAGGAGAAATGCCAAAAGAATGATCTGTTTCTCTTTGAGTTGATTCATTTGACAAAGCGATCGATTGATTTAAGTTTAATTCTTCAGAAGGTGCACTTTCCTTTTTTTTGGTCATTCTGCGAGGAAGCAATCTCATAAACTCCTATGAAAAACACTATCCCAAATAACAAAGCAAGAATGAGATTCTTTTTAGCATCGTTTTTTTTGTTTCGTAAAGAAAGTAATGCATAAGGTATACCGATAACTCCCATCAATAAAAATATATAACCCATTGTTATAGATACTCCGCCTTAATTCCCCATCGGCTGGGGGAGTTGCTTATTTGTTTTGCTTACCCGCTTGTTCAGCAGCTCGTTTCTTCATTTCCCGATAGCGTAAGAGAGCAGCTTCCATCTCATCTATTTCATCTGGAGTGTAATTATCGGGACCTCCAAAAAAAGACATATTAGTCTCAATAGATTTTTTCTTCTCGGAACGCCCTAAAATATAATCTCCTGTAACATCAAAAAAATCTGCAAAAGCATTGATTTCAGTATCTTCAACAGGTCTTTTTCCAGATTCGATTCTAGAGAGAACACTGTTATTTATTCCGATCCTTTCGGCCAACTCGATCTGGCTAATCCCCCGAGCTTCTCTCAGCTTCTTAATTCGAACACCTGAGGTAGACATGGTTGCACACCACCCTTCTTTCTGATTCAGCAATATGATTTTAGCATTTTTCTAAAATAGAAAAAATATATTTGCTAAAATAGCAATTTTAATATTGACTTTGCTAAAATAGCAATGTATATTTAATGCATGGATTTGCTAAACCAGCAAAGAACGGAGGTGCAAGATGGGAAATTTAAATCTAGAATTTATTAAAAAACGCCGTCAAGAATTGAACTTATCACTTCAAGAAATGGCGGAGTCACTTGGTTTTAAAAATGCTTCAACATACATGAAGTATGAGGACGGTACTTATTCTTTTAAAGCCAACCACTTGCCGATTTTAGCGAATAAACTCGAAGCGAAAATTGAAGATTTTTTTATCGAAAACTTTGCTGAAATAGCAATTTTAGAAAATGAAGTTTCTAAGGAGGTGATCTAACTGGAAGCTCATGATATCAGCGAAATTAAAGAAACGCGCAAAGCTGAGGAAGCAACAAAATTGATTAATGATGGCTGGATACTTGATTACCGAGAGCATGGCCAAGGCTATTCTCGATATGTGCTAATCAAAGTTAAGTAAGGAGGTACCGTCATGGCTAAGGCTGTAAAAACACCAGCGACCTTCGCGGAAGCCCTCCGCCTGGCGGCTGATCTTGCCGAGCAGAATGAAAAATTGGAAATGCAGCTTGCGGAACTACGGTTGAATGGAGAATATCCAGAAGTGCTCCGACCAGCTCATATTATGAAGTTACTGAGAATGAGCGCTCCAAAAGTTCAAGAGCTTACCAATCATCCTACCTTTCCACATTTGAATCGGAATAGGAAGAAGGGCGAGGCAGTAACTGTTCTTAAATCGGATCTGTACCACTGGTTAAAAACAGAGCGTTATGAATGAGGAAACCCGCCAAGCTGTACCGGCTACGGCGGGTGGGGGATTCGGCAAGGGGAATTGCTTAACAACATCATACATCAGGCCTCTGTCCGATAGCATCCCATAAAACGGACAAAGGAGAGGATCAAAAGTTGGCAATCGGACAATTCGGACCAGCATTAGAGCAAGCATTAAAGCTCTCAGGTGATACCAGAGAAAAAGCAGGGCTTATCGTTCATGCTGATGCTTCCTTAATAGGGAAAATTGCAAGGGGAACTCGAAAAGCATCCAAACCGGTCATGAGAGCAGTAATTGAACATTACGATGATGGGCAACTCTCACTAGCAGCTGCTGCAGATGTAACTGGTGGGGCGTTTGCCCCATGGTTAGACAACGTAGACCTACATAGAGCAAGCGTTTTATTCAAAACGATCGAAGAAATGCAAGAAGTGCTTGAAGCCTCTGGGCAAGCTCCAATCAGTAAAACAAATGAACAAATAACGGATGCAGAGCGGCATCAAATAAAGCAACTGCTTATGGAATCGGTGGAAGCTATCACGGCCCTGACTCATCTGGCTGCAGTGATATGTAAAGAGTATTCCTTTAGTTGGTTGGGAACTTGGAAAGAGCATCGAGCTGAGCTGAAAGCAAAAAAATATTTGAAATGAGGGAGCGCTTTGGAAAGAGAACAATTGGTTGCTGAGGCAAGAGAAGCGGGTCAACATGCAACACATAACTTGCAGATGATCCGTAAGAACCCGAGTGTGATGCTACCTGGAAGGATTGAGGATGCGGAGAGCTATTTGAACAATATGATACGCGTTGCAGAAGTAGAAATAAAAAATGACCGCCTGGCAGGGCAGTCACTTGGTTTGAAATCTCGGTTAGAGAATCTCTTGGTGTCCATTTTAACCTCGAAGCGTCAAAAGCGCAAGGAGGGGGCAGTGTGACAGAACAGCAGATAAGAAGCTTCGGTCAAGCTCTGGCTGAACGCTTTAAACAAGTGGGGGATGAAAGACTCGTTGCAGAGAGACGGTTTCGAGAATCGCTTTACTCCCCAGCATCCATCCGGTTTGAGGTGCTAGAACTGGAGCGGAAGCGAGATATCGCTCAAGCCGCTTTTGATTCTTGGAAGGAAGTCACCGAAAATCTACCTTCTGAGATTCAGAACGCTTTTAAAGAACACTACCAAAAAATAAATCCTATGGAGGCTATATAATATGAAATCTACTGGAATTGTACGCAAAATTGACGAGCTTGGACGGATTGTTATTCCGATTGAACTGCGTAGAACGTTGAATCTAGAAATCAAGGATCCTGTAGAAATCTTTGTTGACGACGACAAGATCATCTTCCGCAAGTATGCGCCCGGCTGTGCGATCACTGGTAGCCAGGAAGATTTGGTTCCTTTTGAAGGGAAACTGTACAGCCGCTCAGTTATTCAGAAAATGGCAGCAGCAGCAAAGATTTAAGAAGGACAGGCACGGGCTTCGGCCCCTGTCTTGGAATGTCGGACCTTAGAAATAACCTTTCCTCCGTCCGGGATTCCAAGATGCGGCTGACGCATCCAAGGTGGTGGTGGATCACAAAGTTCAAGGGAGCTGAAAAGGCCGTCTTTATTGGTGCAGTTACTCCCTCGCCACCTTGTAATTACATAGAAAGGAGGCAGCTTATGCAAATCATTCAAAAGTTAACAGTGGTTAGTAATCCTACACGAGTATTTGAAGTTGGAACCGAGATCGATAGCCATGAAGTAATTGAGATTAAGCAGATTGGTTCTGAGTATGAGGACCATGTTCATTCTGAGTATGTCGTTCTGGACGAAGATGGCCACATGATAGCCAGTGTCGAGAACGCTCCTGTAATCGTGGATTACAAGCAAATTGCTGAACACGACAACGAAAAATAGCCCACTGGCATGGGCTATCTTAGTTCTTTGAAAATCAAATTTTCTTGCCCCCACTATATCATGCTGGGGGCGCGCTACACAAGAGGGGGAGTTCATCCATGCGTGGAACGCACACATTTCTCTTACATGAGGAAACCGTTGACTTCATCATCGATGCGGAGACCTACTTTAATCCTCCGATTCTAAATATCCAGCAAGGCGGGGAATCCATTCAGCATCATTTTAGCAATGAGCAATTGGCTGAGCTGGAATACAAAATTCGGACTTATTTAGATGGTATCCGCTATCCAGAAACACCTGATCAACAAATGATCTTACATGCTGAATGCAATGAAGCCATCGAGGAGGGTATCGCTTGAAACGTATCGTTTTGGAGCGCCTGACGCTCCGTAATTTCAAAGGTATTAAAGAACTTGTCCTCGCCGCTAATGGCGGGGACGCTGATGTCTATGGTGACAATGCTACTGGGAAGACCACTATGTTCGACGGCTTTGTCTGGCTCTTGTTCGGTAAGGACAGCCAGAACAAGGCTGACTTCGAGATTAAGGGTTTGGATGGAGCGGGGAAGGTTCTTCAGCACAAGTTGGAACACGAGGTCGAGGGAGTTTTCCTGATCGATGGACGCCGCCGTACTTTCCGCCGTGTCTTCTCCGAGAAGTGGACTAAGAAGCGCGGTTCCGCGACGGACGCCTTCGAAGGGCATGAAACGAACTACTTCCTTGATGGTGTTCCAGTAAAAAAGGGGGAATACACCGCCGAAGTGGATTCCATCATTAAAGAGGATCTATTCAAGCTTCTGACTAGTCCTTCTTACTTCAATGAACAGCTAAAGAAAGAAGAGCGCCGAAAGACATTACTAGAGGTATGCGGTGATCTTACGGACGCCGAGGTCATTCACGGTAACAAGGAACTTGCTTCATTACCAGGTATCCTGGGAGATCACGACCTTGAGTCACATAAAAAGGTTATCTCTTCCCGATGCACTGTGATTAATAAGGAGATCAAGGAGCTGCCAGTGCGGATCAGTGAAGTGCAGCGTCAAATGCCGGATGTTGCGGAGCTGGATGAAGAGCTCCTCAAAGAAGATATCGCGATCCTACGTAATCGGGTGGAATCAGGGGAGGCCGAGCTTTCGCGGATTCTTTCAGGTGGTGAGGTAGCGGTTAAGGAAAAGCGGCTTCGTGAAATTGAAGGCGAGCTGATCGATATTAAGAGTCGTATGCAGTCCAATGTGTTAGATAAGTTGGCTCTCAAACGTGATGAAGTGAACCGGATGCATAACGAGCTGGATAAGTACCGCCGTACAGTAGAGGACAAGGAGCAACGTATCAAGCAAAATGAGCGCTTAGTTACTGATCGTCGGCAAGAAGCAGATCGCTTGAGAACAGAATTTGCTGAACTGAAGAGTCTTACCTTTGAATATCCTGAAGGTCAGGATGCAAATTGCCCAGCCTGCGGTCAGTCACTCCCAGAAGACCAAATTAAGGCAGCTCACGACAAAGCAGAGGCTGAATTTAATCGTCGGCTAGCAGAGCGTAAGGAGCGTATCAATAATTCCGGTAAAGCAGCGGTGGCTGAAGCTCAGAAATTCGAGGAGGAAATCATTCGGCTACGGGAAGAAATTGAAGGTTTAACCAGTACCCTGAAAACCCTGCAGGCTGAGGTCACATCCGCTGATGATCAGCTAACCGTCCTTCGAGCAGGTGTAAAAGATCCTGCCTCAGATCCGGAATATGCGAGCAAGCAGGCTGAAGCTACTCAAGTTAAACAGCAGATTGAAGTATTGAGAACTTCAGGTGAGGATGCTGCTGCAATAGCTCGTTCCGAAATTCGCCGGCAACGTGCTGAGATCGAAGAAATGGAACGCGATCTAGTCAAATTCGATAGTGTCCGCCGGGCGCAAATGCGGGTGATGGAGCTAGAGAAACAAGAGCGGGAACTTGCATCAGAGTACGAACGCCTGCAGCATGAATTGTTCCTCTGCGAGGAGTTCACTAAGACCAAGGTCAGCATGCTGGATACCAAGATCAACAGCAAATTCAAGCTCGCACGGTTTCGACTATTTGAGGATCAAATCAACGGCGGGATCAAGGAAGTCTGCGACACGCTTTATAGAGGAGTTCCTTATGATGGTGGGCTCAACAATGCGGCTCGAATTAATGTCGGTTTGGACATCATCAACACGTTAGGTGCTCATTACGGCTTCTCAGCTCCGATCTTTGTCGATAATGCAGAGGCTGTAACGAAGCTGATCGGTACAGATGCTCAGGTAATCCGGTTAGTCGTTAGTGAAGCAGATAAGAAGCTGCGTATTGAGACGGCAGCTATACAGGAGGCGATTTGAGTGTACGACGTACAGGAAAGCATTAATGCCCAGAAAAAGTATTGTGAGGAGCACCGAGCTCCTCATTTCGCTCCAAACAATGGCCGCTGTTGGTCATGTAATCAAAATATATATGCACCTGGTCATCATGTGTGGAAGGGAAAGTCCGATGGACGTGAGTCATCGGGGATTACTGTTGAAAAAGCAGGTCGGGAGCTTATTACTGGGTGCCCGCACTGTTTCAGGTCTTACTGCGATTAACACAAGGAGGCGATTTAATGAGTACCACAGATCAAACAAAACAACAAACAGCTCCGGCAGAGATTGCTAAAAAGGAACCTACTCAATCGGAACGCTTCATGACCAAGGTAATTTCCGAGTTTGGTTCCGGCGTGGGTGAGGTAGCTCTTACCAAGTTTCAGAAACGTCTGGCTCAGAATTACTTCATCGCTCTGGATGCCATTCTTAAGACAACTGAAGAAAAGCGGTTGAAGAAGTCTGAGAAGTTCCGTGATGCTGTGCCGGTAACTTGGCAACATGTAAACATGGAGAAGCTTGCTCGTGATGTGGTGGCTATGGCAAGGGTTGGATTTGACCCTTCGCAGCCTAACCACATCAACCCAATTCCTTATAAGAACAAACATTCCGGAAAATACGATATCACCTTTATCGAAGGGTACCGAGGCATTGAACTGAAAGCTACTAAATATGGTCTAGACGTTCCGGATCATGTGACCGTTGAACTGGTTTACTCAACCGATAAGTTCAGACCGATCAAGAAGGATTCAAAGAACCAGTATGAAGGCTATGAGTTCGAGATCGTCAATGCCTTTGACCGTGGAAATATCATTGGGGGCTTTTATTATCATAGTTTTTCCAAGGTCCCGGAAAAAAACAAACTTGTCGTCATGACAAAAAAAGATATCGAAAAGAGAAAGCCTGATCATGCTTCTGCGGAATTCTGGGGCGGAGAAAAGGACAAATGGGAAAATAACAAAAAGGTTGGCACGGAAACAGTTGAAGGCTGGTATGACAAGATGGCCTGGAAGACTATTTACCGCGCCGCCTATGGCGACATAACTATCGACTCCCAAAAGATCGATGATGATTATCTTCGTTTAAAACAGATGGAGAGTGATTTTGCAGAGGCTGAGGTTGACGAGGAGATTCGGGCGAATGCGAACGGATCGATTATCGATATCACTCCTACTGATCCACCAGGCAATAAGCCAGATAGTCAGCCGGAAGAATCTAAAGACAGCGCAAAGCCAGATGATTTCTCTGGTGATGTTCCTTCGATGGAACAAGAACTGGATTTCTAATGATTGACATCCAATGTCTCGGCTCTAGCAGCGCCGGTAACGCCTATCGCATATCTGACGGGCATACCGTGCTTCTGCTGGAAGCCGGTTTTCCTTATAAGTCGATACAGCGGGCGCTTAATTTTAGAATGTCAGACATTGCTGGTTGCCTCATTACACACGAGCACCTGGACCATAGCAAGGCTGCTCCTGACATCATGCGAGCAGGTATAAACATTTACACCAGCGCAGGTACGGCAACTGCTAGAGGGTTAACAGGACATCGCCTGAAGGTTATAAAGGCGTTGGAACAGTTCACGATTGGTACTTGGACAATTCTACCGTTTGATATTCAGCACGATGTCGAGGAGCCGCTAGGCTTCCTGCTAGCCAATACAGCAGGAGATAAGCTGGTCTTTCTGACTGATACCTACTATTGCAGGCATCGCTTCAAAGGCCTGACTCACATCATGGTGGAGTGCAATTATTCCTTAGATATCATTAACAAGCGGGTGGCCGCGAGTCAATTGCATCCTGCTCAAAAGAAACGGCTGCTTCGTTCTCACTTCGGATTGGAGAATATGAAAGAATTCTTGAAAGCCAATGATACCCGTAATGTTGAGGAGATTTGGTTACTGCATCTATCTGATGGTAACAGTGACGCCGAACGCTTCAAACGAGAGATTCAGGAGACTACCGGAGCTCTTGTTAGGGTGGCAGATCGATGATCAACGATAAACCTATGATGCAGAGCATGATGGGGGAGCGGATCTGGAAGCTGATGAAGGTAGATCAAGAGGAGTTTAAACGGGAAACTCGAGAATACTTCACTCGAGCTTGTCCAGGCTGGACGGTGAAGCGGGTGAAATATCCGATTGTTTATCTTCAAGATGATAGACCCGGCCATTAAATAAGGAGGCGGTGCCGGTGGATTCCAACGTGAACCCCCAACCCACGGATGCCCATATACGAATCAACCACGAAATTCATAGAGAGCTGATCCGGCGGAAGTTCACTCAGCGACAGCGCGACATCATTGATTTCATTTTAACGTTGAGCTGGGGATGCGGGAAGCCATCGGCGATTATACCGCAGCTGAAGCATTTTGAATTATGTGGTATTCGTAAAAATCATATTCGAGCTGAACTCATAGCTCTGTGTGAAAAAAAAGTGATTCTATGGGAGAAAAGTTTGAATATTTTCCAAATTAACAAGCACTATGACCAGTGGAGTGTTGATCCTATAGAGAGTTTTGATCTCAAAAAAATGAAAGAATTAATCAACTTAAATATCGAAAATCATTCACCAAATCTCACAAAAATGGTTCCTAAAAAGGGAACTCAGTTCCCAAATAAGGAACCGAAAATTGGTTCCCAAAAAGGGAACTCAGTTACACATTCGGGAACCAAGTTCCTAAAAAGGGAACTGTGCGGTTCCCAAAAAGGGAACTTTCCGGTTCCTAATTCGGGAACCGTGAGGCGTCACTATCCCAGTCATATCAAGGCTTTCAGCGTCTCTAAAGAAAGTATTAAAGCAATTATTAAAAGAAGCAGTAGTAATAAGAGTATTTTATCTGAAATAGATACAGAGCCAAAAGCCATCAACAGCAGCCCTAATTATTCCTTCGGATACCTATACCAAGCTTATGAAAAAAACTTCACAGAAGACGGTAAAGTTACTCCTTTTGAAACTGAAGAATTTGGAGCACTCTTCGATGACTATGGTGGAGAGTGGATGCTGAAGGCGATGAGGGAGGCCAGTAGGCATAAGGTTTTGACCCTCGCTTATGTCGGGGGGATTTTAAAGGGCTACCGAAAACGTGGAGGACCTGAGGCTGTGATTAGTGGGGGAAGTGATTCGCCTGCAATTACAACCATTCCTGAAAATGATCCGATCATGGACCGGATACGAAAGGCAGATGAACAACGACTTGCTCAATACGGAACTGCTTGAAATTGAAATCTTAGGTTCGTTCTTCCTTGATCCGTCCCTTGTTTCCGAAGTTGCAATGTCCATCCAGCCCTCTGTATTCACTCAGCCTTGGCATCGTAATTTGATCAAGATGATTCAAGAGCTTCACCGACAGGGGAAGGAATTGTCCTTTACCACTTTCGCAACAGTGTTCGGGAAACACCTCGAAAGAGTAGGCGGATTTGACTATCTGACAAAATTAACCCATTCGGCGGTAACTGCTGGACGGATTGAGAACAATGTTCGTGAACTAATCGAAGCGGATGCGCGCAGAAAAGCAATGGCACTGGTTGAAGAGTATAAAGACAAATTCTCCGATTTTTCCGCGGGTAGCTTCGAGAGCATTCTTGATGAGTTTGAACAGCGTTCGTTGGATATACGACCAAAGGCACTTCAGCAGGACACCAGGATGGATGACATCATCGATTGGTACGAGGAATTGGTTCTTAAAACTCAAGATCCAGGTCGTGCTCTTGGCATAATGACAGGTTGGGATGCTATCGATCGCCTGACTCTTGGATTCCAGCGCACAAATCTGATCGTAGTAGGTGCCAGGACGAGTATCGGTAAATCGGCATTCGCTAATGAAATCGAACTCAGAGTGACCAAACGAGGGTTTAAGGTGGCGAGCTTTTCACTCGAAATGTCCAAAGGACAGAAGTACAACCGAGCTCTATCGAATTTATCAGGAATATCAATGCAGGCGATTCGTTCAGGTAATTTGACCCCAGGTCACTTGGAGATGATTTCTCGACACATGGATTTGGTTCGACGGATTCACATCGATGACAGCCGTGGCGTGACAGCAGATTATATCTGTTCGGAGATGCGTCGGTTAAAGAGACAGGAAGGTCTGGATTTAGTAATCGTGGATTACCTGCAGGAAGTTCTTGAGGAAGCTGCGGCAAATGACAACAGTGGATCTGGTCTTCACCGGGTCTGTCAGAAGCTTCGTAAGGCAGCAAAGGATTGTGACTGTGTGATGGTTGGATTATCCCAAGTGAAACAAGAAGTGGATACACGGCAGAACAAGAGGCCGTTCATCTCAGACTTGTCTGGAAGTGCAGCGATAAGCGCCGTGGCTGATGACATTATCATGTTGTATCGGGATGAGTACTACAACCAAGATACAACTGATCCGGGAATCATGGAGGTTAATCTGGCCAAACAGCGGAACGGTCCAACAGGAATGGTAAAACTCAATTTCAAGAAAGAGACACAGCAGATTGCATAAGGAGGCAATGGCATGAAGCAGGGGAAGCGGCCAACGAAGAAACAGAAAATTATGATTGCAGCAGCGAAGGGTCTGGTGCTGGAGAATTGGTTGGTGGAAAGGGAGACACCAACAAAGCTTGTGTTGATTCATCGAAAATCCGGCAAGCCGAAGACGATCAGTAAGGGGGCCTAACGATGGGTGGGAGGAATTACTGGCACGTGTATAACCAGATGCGTCGTCATTACCTAGATACCGGAGTTGCCCAGGGACGTACGGATCTGCTAGCTGAGTTTTCAGACATGGAGCCAGCGGAAGTAGACGAGGGTATTGCTGAGTTTGAACTTGCGATCGGTATACGAATGAGGGGAGTAGATCTTAATGGTTGCAAAGAAGCGCAAGCCAATTGATTCGTTCTTCCAGCAGCAAAATTACTTCATGGTTGTGGATGAGACTGGAGCAATGGCAGGCATGGTGTATGTGCTTGATACATCGATGATGCCGGCTAAGCATCAAGGAGGAAAACGTAATGATTCAGTTTACGGTTTACGGAGAACCGGTCGCCCAGGGCCGGCCTAAATTTAGCACTGCCGGTGGATTTCCGAGAGCCTATGATCCCGCCAAATCTCGGGATTATAAAGATTACGTCCGTTTGGCTGCCAGTGAGTATGCGCCGGCAGCACTGCTGGAGGGCGCCCTCGGGGTCGCAGTGACCGCTTATCGCTCGACTCCGAAGAGCTTTAGCAAGAAAAAGGCCGCTGCCGCAGAGCGTGGTGATATTCTCCCAGTGACTAAGCCGGATGCAGACAACTATCTGAAAGGTGTTAAGGATGCACTGAAGGGCATCATCTGGAAGGATGATAGCCAAGTTGTGGACGCATTCGTAAGGAAACGGTACAGCGCACGACCACGCATTGAAGTGAAGATCAAGCAACTCTAATAAAAACTTAAGGGGAAGATCGATATGATAAAGGATTATGCAAAATTTAGTGCAACGGTAGCAAAGGGGATCAAGGTTGGCGACACGGAGGTTGAAATTAAACTGTTGCTTCCGCTGAGAGTTATGCAGGAGAACTTCCTGTTCCTCAGTAGCAATCAAGGGGAAAAGATCAATGTCTTCATGGGAGATCCGCAGGCTGCTTTTGATTTCGATGAAGAGGACGGAGATATATACCGGGAAGTCACTGGCCGTCGTGTCATAACTGATGCTTCCGGTATCGTGATGAGCACAGAGAAGCTCGGGGAAGAAGATCCGAACCAAGCTAACCTTTTTGAACAGCAAGAGGGTGTTTCGGAAGGAGAACAGAAGACTGATGACTTTGAGATTGTTGATTCGGAAACGGGAGAAGACGCTGTTGGTACACAATCAGAAGATGGCCAGCATGAAGACGGTTCTGATCTGCAGACCGAAGTTGCTGACCTTGAACCGGGTTGGCTGAATGATGGAGCTGGAACTGACGGCCAAGATAACGAGGGTAATCCTGATGAATCAGGAGAACAAGAAAAAGTCGGGAACGGTGGAAGCTCCGATCCACGTGAAGCTTCTGCAGATGAGACAAGTAAGGAAGAACTGGATGCTTTTATCCTTGCTGAACGCCCAATCTTTCCTGAAGTCGAATATGAAGGACAGCCAATCCCGTTCCCTGTTCTTCTGGAGAAACGTATCAATGAAGATAAGACATGGCGCGAGATCGCTAATGAAAATGGCATGACTAGTGGGCAACTATCAACCAGATGGACCGCATATCGCAAACTGGCAGCAAAGAAAATGAAGGATGGAGGAGGGGCAGCGTAAGCTGCTTCTTACTTTGCTCGATCTTAAAGTAGTCAGCTCGATGGACATTTTTAAGCAGAGAAAGTTTTTATTACTTAATTTACTTTCACTTTATATGTAATTTGGAAGGTTTGTGTCATTTATTTCAAAGATATTTATCTCTAAGAAGTTTTTCACGTCGAGTTGTTATTAGTTCTAATTTCTTTTTATTCTCCAAACGGGATTGGAGTTCGACATCAATTTTCTTTATATGAAATACTGCTTGTTGATAACACTCCGACATATTTTTAAGGGCTTTTGTTAGAAAAAAAACCGATATTATTATTGCAATTAGTAGGAAATACTTTAATTCAATGCGTACAATGCTCATAGTAAGACTGAGCATTGTAGCCATTAAGGAGAAGACTATCGAATAAATAGCTTGAAACTTCAACTTTTCTGTTACACTTTCCAGAAATGATTTATGCATAAGCAGCTCTTTACTATTTGTTATTGATACATCCGGTCCCCACTCATTTAATAGATTTATTATTTGTAAAGAAAAGTTTTTATTAGATTGGGTTTTAATACGTAACGGATTTTTCATAGTAACCTCCAAATTATAAGAACCCCCAAAACCTGGCCGGGCATGGGGGCGAATCTCTTACCTTCATTCAAAATTATACCACGAGTGAGGGGATTATCATGGGGAAAAGCGACAAATTAGCAATCCAATTGGCGTTTGATATCCTTCCGATCGACGAAAAGGAAACCCGCCGTCGGGTCGAAGAATATTTGGAGGCAGTTCGCGTATATCGACAGATCGGCTTTGTTCGACGCCAAGCGGCGCTCACGGCCAGTCCGGAGCCACGATATCATGGATCAACCAATGCAATCAGCCGGACGACTGAGAATATAGCAGTATGGAATACGGACAGAGCTGTTCAGTTGGAGAAACAGTCCAAACTCTTGGATTTGGCGATGGGGAGGCTTAAAAAGGCCGAGCGGGAAATCATACAGTTGCGTTATCTTGAGCATGAGGATGAGTATGATTCCATTCTGTGCGGTGAGTTGGGTATGAGTGATCGAAAATATCGGCGGGTTAAATCGAGGGCAATATATGTGTTGGCTTGTGCGTTGGGCTTGGAAGTTTTATTTGAGAACTCTCAAATTTGAAAAATCCAATATAGAAGAGATACATCGTAAAACGATGTATCTCTTGAACAACAATTTAAGGCTCTTAGTTTTACTATCTGTTAATAATTTTCTTTAGTAATTCAGTTGCTCTTTCACTTAATGAGTAACGGTATGAATCGTAATCATTAATTTTGGATCTATTAACATATCCAGACTCTTCTAATTTTTTGCATCGCCAAGCTATAAAATAAGAATTATAATCAGTTTCTTTTCCTATTAAGTTTGCTGTCACGACTTCTTCAGGTAAGTTCTTATTAAGAAGTAAAATTGCATACATCACATCTAATTCACTTTCAGTAAGTATTGCTTCTGTAAGTTTTCGTTCTGCTAGTTCCTTTAGTTCTCGGTCAAATTCCACTTCACATATACCATCCCGACATTGTTTGCATTTCATGTTGAAGTCTCTAAATGAACTTAACTCATCAATAATGTAGCTAGTACCGCAAGATTTACAAACAATCTTCTTATTATCTTTTAATGTCATTAGAATTATGTCGTCATATTCAAAGCCTCTTTGCTGAAAATACTTTGTATCCTTATGTTCGGGTTTTCCGTAATCAATTTTTTCTTCTGCACACAATCCTCTATCAAAAGAATATAGTAGTCTGTTTTGATTTTTAAAGCTTTCCTTTTCTCTTCCTTTCCCAGCGATCACATTTATCTTATGAACAAAACCATTGAATTCAAGTGACTCTAAATATTGCTCATGCTGAGGTAATATAGTGAAATGACTGGTTGGAATAGAATCAATATTTTGAAAATAACTATTAGTGGTATGTTTTAAATCATATTTTTGCTTTTGTGCAAAATTAACTAAAGCATTTTTCAAGTTTTCTTGTACAAAGATGTCTAAATTATCATCACCACTTGCATTGATTGTAGCTTTGAATTTATCAAAATATGTACTAACATGATCGTAATAATATTGTTTTGCAGCTTCTATAATAGAATGTCTGGTTATCGGTTTTTCATAAACTACATTCTTTAGATAGCATTCATTCAAAATATGGCCTAGTACCCTCGGTATATTAATTGAAGCCTGATAAAGTAGCCGATAATAATCATCTAATGAATTAGTTGATAAATCAAAATAATCTTCAATATCTGATTGGCAATAAGTATGAATTCTATTCTCTATAAGTCTCTTAGTAAAATCAATAGCCTTTTTTTCTGTATTAGAAATAGTGTTGTCCCTGCCATAAATATTGTACATATCAATTGAGCGGATCTTATATTTTCCGGAGTCAAGTTTTATTGGGTCAATTTTATTTGGATAACAAGCAATCTTTAAGTGTATCTTCTCAATTCCTAAATGATAAAACGGACTTATAATTGATTCCATGAAGATACTTCTATCATTTCTATTAAGTTCGGAGTAATCATCAATAAATATATAAAGCGAGTTTCGTTTACACACCTCAATTAAATCATTAATTTTTTCAACTATTTCTCCTACATTGAAAATTCTTGCTATAACATTTTGGTATGCTTTTTCATTTGTCTGACCAGTGGTGTAACTAGCATTACCTTCTAAAGTCAATGATTTTAATTCTGCTTTAATTTCCGCTACAGATTCTTTAGAATCTATTGTTTTATTATCACTAATTTGTAGCTTATTTATATTTACTAATTCAGGTTCGTCAATCAATAACTCAAGTTCACTCATAATTGTATTGATTTTTACGCTTCTGAATAAATTTTTAAATTTTTCGTAGTATCCATTTTCCTCTTTTTTCAACTCTTCTAAGAGACTCTTGCTAAATTCTAAAATAAAATTTCTTATTAATTGAAGTTTCATTAACTCATCGCTTGTGAAAAGATTTTTTAATCCTTCAAGATCCCCAACATTATTAATCTCACTTTTTTTATAAATAGATTTAGCGTTAATGTAAACTGAAAGACTCTTCTTTTGCTTTTTTATTTCCAATTGTGCCCTTGAAATTATTGTTGATTTACCGGTACCCTTTCTTCCAACTAAAAATAAAGAGTGTTCTTCTAGAACTTCATTAAGTATTCCATTATCTGGAAGTAGATCTACATATAGTTTTTCGAGTACATTTTCATCATGCTTTGCCTCGTCAAGAGCTAGTTTTGAACTTGTTATTCTATGATATAGACTTAAAGATTTTGCTGCGTTCTTAAACCCTAACTTATCAATTGACATAGTTGCTACTGCCTCCATTATTCTTCAATAAAATAATAAACAGTTGACTGACCGAGTTTTGGCCTGAATTTGACCGTACATCGGCCGTTCGGTAGGTTATTTACATGATATATTTGTACTGTGGAAATAAGACATGAGTGAGATGCATGGTTGCATCGGCATCTAAGTGAAACGTACCTGCTCATCCCTTTTTTTTTAGTTCATTTCTTGTGCTTCGTTTTGTCTACTTGAACCCACGTATTACCTGATTTACTTGTTGGTGGCAATGGTTTTCCTTCAACTCCAGCGATTTCGGTTTTACCGACCTTACCGCCTCGTGGTCCAGATTCAACAAACTGTCCAGAATCTTTTGGCCAGGTTTATAGCTCTCTGTCATTACATCACCTTCTTTCGTAGGTCTAAAGTTCGACAAGATTACAGGAAATACCTTCCTATATGGCGAATATTGGATTATACGGACAATCTACGGAGGAGTTTCATATGGCAAGAAGAAAAAGTAAAGCTAAGACGGAAGAGGAATTATTTCAAGGATTAGCTGGCCTTGCAACGATGGTGTTGGGACTAGGAGGATATTTTGTAACAAATTCCTTTCAGGGTGCAGTGGTCGGAGCTATTGTTGGGCTAGTGATGGTAACCACCATTATGTTCATCGTTGGACAAAAACGAGCAGAGCGCTTGAAGAAATCAGGTATTGCGGACATTGATAAGATGGAGGGAATTCAGTTTGAAAAATACATGGGCCATCTTTTTCGAGCTCAGGGTTATAAAGCTGAAGTCACAAAGGCTGCTGGTGATTATGGTGCGGACCTGATCCTTCAGAAGGACGGGAAGAAGATCGTTGTTCAAGCCAAACGATACAGTAAGAATGTGGGCATAAAGGCTGTACAGGAAGCGCAGGCATCGATAGCATATTATGGTGCTTCTGAAGCTTGGGTTGTATCTAACAGTGACTATACGGTAGCTGCTTATGATCTGGCGAAGTCGAACCGTGTTAAGTTGATAAATCGGGAAGCGCTGATTGAAATGATCTTGGCAATGAATCCAGAAGCAGTGCCTACACCGCAGGATGTCATAGAGGAAGTGCCAGTGGATGAATATACATGTCCGAAGTGTGGTAACAAACTAGTCATTCGTAACGGTCCGAAAGGCCAGTTTTACGGTTGTAGTAGCTTTCCGAAATGCCGGCATGTTAAGTCAATCAAAGCAGTATAGCAAAAAAGTGAGTGATTTAGAGTTTGATTACTATAATATGGTATGGATCATCTTTTTCTGTATCTGGTGACTTTGACTCTGAATTTAGCTGGTATGTAAAATGGTCTTGTCCTCCTTTGTTACAAAGTACGTAAAGATTTTAAGCAAAGAGCGTAGCGCATTTGCTGCGGATGCGGAGCAGACGCCGTTCATAGGTCAGACTCATTCACGCAACTGAATATATATTCGCGAAGTCGCTCATTATTGGGCGGCTTTTTTCTATTGGGAGGAATTGATTTGAAGAAGAAGCAACAGCAGCGACGCTTAAAGTACCCACCTCAGCAACCGGCTAAGTGCAAGAGCTGCATATGGGGCCGCTGGGAAGGAACTGCACAGTTTTGTGGAAGAGTGAAATGTCAGAAGGTGAAAACTCTCTAACTGTCGAATTCTTTCTTTCTGAGGTGATAATGATGAATTTAAAACTGCTCATAGAAAAATCTCTAACATCAATATCAAGACGAATTGGAGAAGCTCCAAGGCAAAAGTTAGCTGAGCTTGCTGCAAATAATGTTTCCAGAAGTACTTTTGCTGTTACCAATACATTCTCCATACTCACTGACGAAATAAAGAAAGAAGTATCATTATTCATTAATGATCTATCTCGCACAGATATGAATAAGAAGGGTTTGAAATTACTTCAAACAAGTACTAATGAATTTGTACTTGAAGAGTATGAAAAACACAAACAATACCTAATAAAAATTAGAATTTTCGATATCAGTGGTGTTGATTTTTCTGATTTTGTTCAAAAAGAAATTGACGAAGCTCTATCCGATTTAGAAATTAAATTTCTAATATTGGAGAGAAAGCTATCTGAAGAGAGAAATAAACTATATTGGGATATCGGTAAGATTCTATTGTCTGCTATTATTGGCGGTTTTGTAGGAGGATATTTAAAGTATTTATTATAAATCAGAGGCAAAAAGGATAAACCTTCCTAAACGTCGAAACATGATGCTGGGGGGATGAGATATGGACTATGCAGGATTGCTAATAATTCCGTTGTTGACTGCGGTTCTTACAACTGTAGCACTACTCATTAAAGAAAGTATCCAAAATAACGGTAAGTTAAAAAAAGATCTGAAAGAAAAGATGCTTGTAGAGCTGTACAACCAGTTATTTACTATAAGCATGAAATATGAGGGACTTCTTACATTCTCATCAAGGGATGAAGTATATTCAATAGATGAAAATGGAGCAGAACAGTATATTTCTATTGATTATGTTGAAGATCCTAGCATTTGGACAAATGCAATAAATGAAACGACAGAACTTATTTATTCAAAGATCCATCTTTTAGAGTACAGCGATTTACGTAACTGGATTAAAGTACGAGATGGCGACCATGAAGAATATGTGACTGAAGAATATTCAATCAGGAAATATCGGGCATATTTAACTTTTCTAAAACAAATGAGAGCGAGTTATGGAGAGTTATACTATAACTTTCATATGAGCACAAGAAAGAGAAAAAAAGAAACTATTGAGGATTTAAAAAAGCAAATTGATCAAGTTAAAAAGAATCCTTTTTACGAGAAAGATGAAAAGCTTAAAAGGATAAACAAGTTGCAAGATAAAATTAAAAAAGCTAAGAAATAACTATTCAATCTAAGTACCCTGAATAAACGGGTGCTTTTTTTATGTCTATAAATGACCTTCTGTAAGCAGTTCTCAGGCTTTATATAGAGGAACGTGCGTTTGTGTGGTGACGCGTGGAAAAGAGCAGGGCGGGCAGAATCTCTTCGTCTCCTGCTGAGTTCTTGCTTACCCAAAGATGAAAAACCAACTCAACTCAAAGGGGAGCAGCCCAACCCTGAATTCTTAGTCAAACATACAATAGCCTATCATGATATTGGAGGTCGGAGATGGGTGACATAATTAAGCGGGGATCAGAGTTTATCGTTCCTGAATATAGGATCATTTACGTCACAGTGCCTGATGTACGGACAGATGAACCGATGCCTGAAAGGATGATTTTTTACGTGGATACACGATTTACAACTGCTCAGGTAAAGCGGTTAAGAGAAATGATTGTAACGGTTCTATTTTATTGGGGTGAACATGTGGAACAAATAAATGATGGCGAAGTTTCAAGGTATGAGTCCTGCGTTAATAAATATGCTCGCTTCAATTTAGCGCCAGTTTGGTTTGCAGATAGAATAGCTAATGGGCGGGCAGCAGCAGCTGTTCAAATGGCGGGTTTTACGACTCAGATTCAAGCCAATGGATATGGGAGGGCGGCTAAAGCTTATATAAAGTACAAGGAACCTACTGCGGGAGAATCCTTTACTATAAGGGGGCTGAATGCCTCAAGTCCTGAGAAAAGTTCACTCACTGTAACGGTTAATCCAATTAATTTATCATCTACAGCGGTCGGTACTACTATGCTTTCAGGTTCACTATTCCACGCTTGGCTACATCGTGAAGGATATCGCCACCCTGCTGGAAGATTTACGAGCTATTTCGCTGGAGAGGCAAGTATGTGTATCATGCGAGATAATAAAGATAAAGTACCGGGTGTGCCTGCTAGCACATATACGAAATGGCTTGACTAAATATAGATTCTGCAGAGGTGATCCTATCATAGGATCACCTCTTTTTATTAAGGAGGGTCCTTATGGACATCAGAATTATACCAATTAACCAGCTCAATGTAGCTGTCTATAATCCCCGCGTCGACCTTCAGCCGGGAGATCCGGAGTATGAAAAGCTTCGCCGCAGCCTGGACGAATTCGGCTATGTTGACCCTATAATCTGGAATGAGCAGACCGGCAACATGGTCGGTGGCCACCAACGATACAAGGTGCTGTTGAATGAGCAGGGCTGCACTGAGTTGGCCGTTTCGGTAGTCAACCTAGACCCAGAACAGGAGCGGCTGCTGAATTTGGCACTTAACAAGGTGTCTGGCCGTTGGGATGATGAGGCACTGGCCGGCTTACTTACAGAGCTGCAAGAAGGTGGGGCAGATATTTCCCTTTCAGGTTTTGATGATGTGGATCTGAAACAATTGCTTGGTGAAATCGATATACCAACCTTTGAGGAAGGCACGTCAGAGGATCAAGGCGATTTAGGAGTTCTGAATTCAAAGCTTGTGACCTGCCCACACTGCGGAGAGGAGTTTGAACGGGATTGACACAGTTAAAGATCGCGTGGGCGACTCATGAAGCTGCAAAATTCGCCTGTGAAAACTTCCACTACAGCAAATGCTTGCCTGCCGGGAAGTCTGTCAAAGTCGGGGCCTGGGAGGACGGCAATTTTATTGGTGTAGTCATTTTCAGTAGGGGAGCAAATAAAAGTATTGGTTCCCCGTATGACTTAACCCAGAAAGAATGTTGTGAATTGACCAGGGTGGCGTTAGCAAAGCATAAATCCTTTGTTTCTGAGGTCCTGGCAAAGTCAATACGATTCCTGAAGGACCAGTCCCCTAACGTTCAACTCATTGTGAGCTATGCGGACGTGGAGCAGAATCATCATGGCGGCATATATCAGGCAACCAACTGGATTTACGAAGGAAAGACCGGCGGTGAGCATTACTTCATCATCAAGGGTAAAAAGACGCATCCCAAGACGCTCCATTCAAAGTATGGCACCGGCAGTCAACGGATCGATTGGATCAGGAGTAACCTTGATTCCAATGCTGAGATTTATCATACGGCTGGAAAACATAAGTATCTCATGCCGTTGAACAAGAAAATGAGGAAAAGGATTCTTTCATTGCATAAACCTTATCCAAAATAAAAGGAGGACGCGTCAACGTCCCCCCGATCACCCAGGGTATCCCCCGGCTGAGACAGCGGCGCGCCACGCGTGGCATTTCCAGACATCCGCTGTCTCGCATTCCATCATAACGGATAGCGGAGGGGTACGTAAATGGGAACACAAGATGAAATTTTATTGCAGCATGAGCTCGAAGTTATGGCCGGTATCCTGGAGAGCAAGGCGCAGTATCGCAAGATTGTTAAGGCAGGTATAGCTAAGTGGGTCAAGGACTTCCAAGACGGCCGGATTGAAATTAAGACGGTGGATGACCTGAAGAAGCTGATTGAAATAGATATTGAGTTACAGAAGGATGAGATATAGGTTGCAAAGATATTATGAGGAAACCGATATAAAAGGAGTGAGGGATTAAGTTGAAAAGTGGTGAATGATCATTTTTTGGAGAAGGAAGAAATTTTATCGAGCGCAGATCTACATCAAGATAGTGGATGAGTTAGGAATAGATAAAATAAAAGATTTTGACAGTGGTTTTTTAAAGTTGGAGATGCTAAGATGTGATATTTTTTTAAGACCAATTAAAGAACTAAGGGCGATGAAGGTGGAAATTGATACTTTAACTGAAGACTACAAACAGAGCGCGCTTTTTACAAGTATGATTACTGCTATGATTGCTATTTTCACACTTCTAATAGGTATTTTAAGAGATCTTCCAAAAGTGGTGAATCCAGATGATACTAATATATTTGGGGTTACGACGATTATTTTGATCTTATATTCAGGTTTTATGTTAATAGGAATTTTATCCCTAATAAAACACTTTGCAAAAAAGGCGTTTAGTCTATCACAATTCCAGAAAGTACTTGATCTTGTTATTACTCAAAGGGAATTCCTTGATCAGCAATATAACGAAGCGATTATTGAATATCGAAAACATCAAAACGAGCAAAAAAAAATAATTATCTCTAAACTTTAGTAGGGATAATATGGACGAGCGAACTAGGCTCGTTCTTTATTTTGGGGGTGGGTGATATGTAATGGCCAGAGAACGAAGTCCAGAGCGGGACAAGGCGAAGCAGATGTGGCTCGAGAGCAGCGGGACGATGAAGCTTAAGGACATCGCAGCTGCTCTTTTTATTGGTGAAAATAAGGTCCGTAAATGGAAGTCAGTTGACCGCTGGGAAGAGGAGCTCAAAGGGAACGTTCCAATTGAAATGAAAGGGAGCGTGCCACTTCGTGGTGCTCCCAAAGGTAACAAAAACGCAGTCGGTAATCGTGGCGGTGCTCCTCCGGGCAATCAAAACGCGAAGAGAAACAGCGGTGGTACCGGTGGGCCGTCTGGCAACAAGAAGGCAGTCACCACAGGCGAGCATGAAACCATTTGGTTTGATACGTTAACCGAGACCGAGCAGCGGCTCATCGATCAGGTGGACACTGACCCGATCATCCAGGCGAATGAATCCCTTTATCTTCTAACGATCCGTGAGCGCCGCATGATGCACCGGATCAAATCCCTGATGGATGGATTATCCGAGACCGAGCGCAGTGTGCTCTACGAGATGAAGACCATCAAGGAAGTCGCGGAGATCCATGATGAGAAGACAGGCATTACGAAGAAGATCCCACACAGTCGAAATGAAATGATGGAGTCGAAGATTGAGGAGAAGGGTTTCCGCAAGATAGACGACATCGTAAAGCTGGAGGAGGCCTTGACCCGCATCCAGGATAAGAAGATCCGCGCCATTGAGCTCAAGAATCGATTGACTGACGACGAAAAGCGTATCCGCATCGAGACCATGGAGTATGAGCTGCAAATGTTGCGCGGTGGTGGAGGTAAGGAAGCCTTTGAGGATGATGGCTTTATCGATGCGCTGAAAGGCATGGCAACGAGGGTGTGGAGCGACGATGGCGAAGCTTAAACTCAAACCGGCGGCGTTCAAGTGGTCCCCTTTCTCGAATAAGCAGCTTAAAGTGCTGACATGGTGGACACCTGAAAGCCCACACCATGATAAAGATGCAATCATCTGTGATGGTTCTGTCCGGGCTGGCAAGACGGTTTGTATGTCATTCTCTTATATCGCGTGGGCAATGGATACCTTCCGAGGTGAACAGTTCGGCATGTCGGGAAAGACAATTGGTGCGCTACGACGTAACGTAGTTGGTCCGCTGAAACGCATGCTGGCCAGCCGTGGGTACCACGTTCATGATAATCGATCTGAAAATGTTTTGACTGTGACCCGGGGCTTAATAAGCAACCGGTTCTTTTTATTTGGTGGACGAGATGAAAGTTCTCAGGATCTGATTGCCGGGATCACGCTGGCCGGGATGTTCTTCGATGAAGTGGCGCTCATGCCGAAGTCCTTCGTTGACCAAGCGACTGCTCGTTGTTCCATAGATGGTGCCAAGCTCTGGTTCAACTGCAACCCGGCAGGCCCGTATCACTGGTTCAAAAAAGAATGGCTGGACCAGCTACAGAAGAAACACGCACTGCACCTACACTTCACAATGGAGGATAACCTCTCTCTTTCCGAGCGTGTGCGGGAGCGGTACCGACGTATGTACAGCGGGATATTCTATCAGCGGTACATCCTGGGGCTTTGGGTTATGGCGGAGGGAGTGATTTTCTCCAAGTTCAACGACGCGATTCATAAGAAGCCCCGAGATTGGTTTCCAGCCAAGTTTGATCGCAAATTCATTTGTATCGACTACGGGGCTAATAACCCGACGGTATTTCTGAAGTACGGAGTCCGTGGGAACGTTTATTATGAGCTGGATGAGTATTATCACAATATCCGCCATAAGGGTGAGAAAACGAATGGTGAATATGCGGATGATCTGGAAGCCTTTCTTGATGGCGATGAGTATTCAATCTTCATCGACCCGTCAGCAAGGGCTTTTATTATTGAACTGAAGAAGCGGGGGATCAACAATATCCGAGCTGCGGTGAATACCGTACTGGATGGAATTCAGACGGTGTCTAACCGATTTCAGAATAATGAACTATATATCTGTGCCGATAACACCAATTCCCTTCAGGAGTTGGTGTCTTACGTTTGGGATGAAAAAGCCGCCGAGCGCGGCGAGGACAAGCCTATTAAGCAAAACGACCATACCTGTGATGCACGCCGATACGGTATCCATACGGATTATCTGTTGCAGCGTGTGAAGCAGCGTAAAAAAGAGAGAGAGGAGCGATCTGATCATGATGTGGGGTGGGTGTAAGGCATGAGTGGCGAGGCACAGTGGTTCCAAATATCAAAAGCAGAGGACAGGCATATTCCCTCGAGCGCACAGCTACCGGATAGCTTTGAAAACCTATACGATCAGCACGGGCTGCTTCCGTTTCCATCAGGCAATGACCCTGCCTCCTGCAAACTGTTGGTCAAGAACAGTAACATTATTCCGCAGTGCATTGAGGCGTACAAGCGAAACATTGCTGGATATGGTATTGCTTTGGAGTACCTCCCTGGTGAGAGTGATCAGACCGCGCAGGAGGAGTGGAACAAGGCTGATAAGTTCTTGGAGACCTGTAACCTGGAGGATACACCGGATGAGATTATCGGCTCCTTAATTGAGGACATCGAGAGCAGCGGGAATGCAAATGTGGAGGTCGCCTGGCCTGTCGGCAGTGAGTTCCCGACAATCTACCGAATCAATCCGAAATTCGTTCGTTGTACCCGTGAGACGGATAAGGTGACGATCAAGCGCAAGCGGCTGATCCGGTCATCGAAGAAGGTAGAGGAATTCTCCCAAGATATCTATGCCCGGAAGTATGCCATGAGGAGAGGGCAGTCCGTGGTGTGGTTCCGTCCATTTGGAGCTGAGGGTCGAGGCAATCAAATCATTCCCTTAAAACTTGGTAATGATGGTCCTTATGGTGAACCACGCTGGTTCGGAAATGCACCAGGAGTGGTTGGTAGTCGTGAGGCGGAGGAACTCAACGTTTCTTATTTCAGCAATGGTCGAATGCTCTCCATGTTGTTGACTGTGACTAACGGCCGACTGACCAAGCAATCGATGGAGCTGCTGAAGAATGTAAAAGGTTCGCAGTCCCAAGGAGGTATTCTTTATCTGGAAGCTATCGGGGAAGAGACTGGTGGACCACTAGATGAGAAAGTCGAGAAGGTATCTATTAAGCTGGACAAACTGAATGATCTATTGCAGCAGGATGCCTTGTTTCTAGAATACGGGAAGGACAAGAAAGCAGATATCCTCTCCGCGTTTCGGCTGCCACCTATACTGGTTGGCCAGAGTTCTGATTACAACCGTGCGACGGCGCAAGCTGCACTGCGATTTGCAGAAGAGCAGGTGTTCGAGCCTTACCGTAAGTGGATCATGGATGAGATCTTCAATAAACGCCTGTTTCCGGCTATGGGCATCTTCCGCGTACGGGCGACCCTGCGTGGGCCACGCATCATTGACCCGGAAGACCGCAAGGCGCTGCTGGACTTTATCGCAGATCGCGGGATTATGCTGGTCCGTGATCTGATTCCAATTGCTGAGGAAGTGCTTGATACAACGGTCGACGAGTCAAAATACACTGATGAATATTTGGATACACCAGTTGCTCAACTGATTAATAGTCAGCTGGCATTAACTGTGCCAGAACCTAACTCTGATGTGGACAATCTGCAAGAGCAGGTATCCACCATTGCCAAGCGTCTGCTGCGTCAGAGTCATGATGAGGTAGTCGGCCATGTGTAAGGGTTGCTGGGAGCTCATTGCCAAAGCAGACGATACTGAGTTTTTGGATAGTTTGGAGCTGACACATGCTGAGCGTAAAGTGCTGGAAGAGTTGTACAAGCAGGGAGAAAACCGAATAGTTGAAATCCTTGAGCTACAAGGGAAGGCATTGCATGACGCGATTCTGGACCTCAGCGAGGAGTTGCTGATTGATATCGGTGAGCTTGGAAAGGTTCTGCTGTCTGTTCAAAGCGGTGATCTCTTTACAGTTCAGTTCGAGCAAGCGGTATATGATGCTTTCACTCCGCTGTACCATTTGGCTGGTGAATCGGAGCTGACGGCGCTGAATACCAACAAGACCTGGTCCACTAAGAACAAGGCAGCTTCCCGTTTTGCGAAGAACCTCAAGAAGCTGGTACCAGATATGAACGGCACCAGCGCGGATGTTATGACCCGGGCTTTTCAGAAAGCCATTAAGGAGGGAAAGACCCCCTCCGAGCGAGCGCTGTTGGTGCGTGAGATCAGCGCGACGGCCGCCAAAGGTGATGCCGGCCCATTCAACATGGAGCGGGCCATTACCGTTTCCCGAACCATGAGCACGGCAGCAGCCAACGGCGGCAAGCTGGAAGGTTGGAAGCAGTCAGAGGTGGTAACTGGGAAGAAGTGGAGGTCTTCTAAGGGCGATCGCACACGAAAGACACACAAAAAAGCCAACGGTCAGGTGCAACCGCTGGATAAGCCCTTTGAAGTGGGTAAAAGCAAACTGATGTTTCCAGGTGATCCTGCAGGACGAGCCGAGGAGATTATTCGCTGTCGGTGTACTTTGCAATCTGTAATGGAATGAAAAGGTGATTTCCTGACTAATCTTTCTTTTAGTTAATATGAATTACAAAAAAACTGGAGGGGATTATTTTGAATGTGGAATAGAAGACTGAGTAAATAGAGTAATAGACTGATGATGATCATTAAGCTAACGGGCAGGATTCTTTAGCTTTAATTGTTTTTTGCCAAAGAATTATAACCTGATTGTGGTATAATTTGTTAATTAATATATATTTGAAAAAGTTCATGCTAATAAATGATTAAGTACAAATATTCTATTGGGAGAGACCTATGACTGATATAACTTTAGACAATATCAAAATTACAGTAGACTCAAATGACACTGATTACAATCAGGTATGTAATAATTTATATGAGTACAATGTTTGTGCGACAAATGGGTTACTCAAAAAGCCTGGGAAGGATATTAATTTATATCTAAAAGATGAATCAGGCAAAGCCGTGGGCGGTTTGTTTTGTGAAACCTGGTCTTACGGTTTGTATATTGATGTATTTTGGATAGCTGATGAATACAGAAACAAAGGATATGGAAAAATCATGATAGCAGAAGCTGAGAGGCTAGGGAAAGAACTTGGCTGTATATTTGCTCATACTTGTACATTTACGTATCAATCGCCGGAATTTTATAAACGCATGGGCTATGAGGTTTTTGCAGTTAATGATGAATACCCAGAAGATATAAAACAATTTTTCTTAAAGAAGAAATTATAGTATAAATATTTTCTATTGAACTAACGGGACACGATAGCATCATGACGAACAGGCTGTCGGTATAGGCTACCTGTTCAACTATCGGGCAGGATAGCTCAATAAATTCGCGAATACTCTACATATGGAATTATTTACGAAGTTCGTAAATATTCGTTATCTGAAAGAGCGGCCCCAAAAAACTTTGAAAGTAATTCATTCGCAACATCCTGTTGCCTTATGCAAAAGATTTTTTAGTGGAATTTCTTTTATACAACTCGAACATGTTTGTGAAAAAATACGAACGAGAAATTTAAATGAATAGGGGTTAATAAATGATAAAGATTCGAAATATGACAGAAAGTGAATTTGAAAAATTTAAAGAGTGGTCTGTTAATGACTATGCAAAAGATTTAATCAAATCTAAAATGAGTAGCGATAAAGATGCTTATAAATGTGCTGAAAAAGAATTCAATGAACTACTTCCGATGGGTTTATCAACAAAAAATAATTATTTATATGTAATGATAAATCATAGTTTAGAAAAAATTGGTTTTATTTGGTATGAAAAAGAGAATACATCAGGATTCATTTGTGATTTTTTGGTTAAGCAAAATTACAGAAATAAGGGATATGGATTTGAAACTATGAAATTGATAGAGCAGGATGCCAAAGATAAAGGAATTAGAAAACTCAGACTTAGTGTATTTAATTTCAATGAACCAGCCTACAATCTATATAAAAAACTAAAATATAAAGAAGTTGAGAACAATGATGGAAATGCGATAATGGAAAAAATACTTGATAACTAATATATGGGGAAATTCAAATGCCCCTTATGTACTGAATCAGTAAATGATCATTAAGCTAACGGGAAACGTTAGTTCAATGAAACAGCGACAGTCAAGGACATTATTTTCTCGTCCTTTGCTGTCGCTGTTTCAATTTCTAGGTCAGTCCATTATTTATTTAACGAATTTTGGCGCCATTACAATTCAGAATCTGCAAGGAGTTATCTAATATAGCTTTTTTTATTGAAAGGAGGTGAGAACAGAATATGAGCTATAAACTGAAAGACGCCAAGATCACGCATATCTCCCTTGTAGACAAGGGAGCGAACGGCGTGCCGTTCGCCATCATCAAAGACGTTGGGAAGAATGCCATCCAGAAGCAGGTCCAGATCGCCAAGATTGACGACGATAAGCGGATTGTCAAAGGCGTGGTGTATCAGCCCGATGTGGCAGACGCCCATGATGATCAAATGGATGAAGTGGAGATTGAGAAGGCAGCGCATCTCTTTATGGAGAAGCAGCATACCTACAACATCGACAAGCAGCATGATCTCGAGGTCGATAAGGGTTTTGTCATTGAGTCATACATTGCTCCTTGTGACATGACACTTGGTGAGCAGCAGATTGCGAAGGGCTCCTGGGTGGCAGCTGTGAAAGTGACTGAAGACGATACTTGGGAGGCAATCAAGAAAGGCGAGATAACTGGCTTTTCAATGTGGGGCGTAGGCAAGAGGGAAGAGATCGAGGAAGAAGAGGAGGTATCCAAGGGATTCTTGAACAGGATAGCCAAAGCGCTGGGTCTGATTGAAAAGGGCGCTGTCGCTGACAAATACAATAAAAACCGAAAGGACCGAGAATTTTGGGCAGCACAGGATGCGCTCAACTCGGTCCTTTTTCGTTGGGGTAGTTGGGAAAGCGGGATGGAAACCGATACGGATACTATTCGGGAGGCGCTACAGGATTTTGTGGACATTGCTGAGGACGTGTTGACCAAGGAGGATATCGTGAAAGCTATCGGCGCGCCGCCTGAATCCATTACCAAAGCTGGAAAGGCGATATCTGCCGGCAATCTTAAACATGTGGACGATGCGATTGCTGCGCTTAATGAATTGAAAAATAAAACGGCTCCTGTAGAACAAGAGCTCGAGGAGGATGACGATTTGAAAGCTGAAGATATTGCAAAGGCCGTTACGGCCGCAATGGCCCCGATCGCCAAGCAGGTAGAAGGCTTGACGGCAGAAATTGCGGATCTTAAGAAAGAGGAAGGTGTCGATGGTGAGCAACCTGCAGGTGGGGCTGCTCCAGTTAATACCGCAGAAGAGACTGCAATTACCGACGCCATTGCCAAGGCTCTTGCACCGCTGAGTCAGCAGATGCAGACGCTGGCAGCTGACGTGCAGTTGGTAAAGAATAGCCGCGGTGCTTCCGCGCAAGGTGATGAAGAAGAAATCAGCAAATCAGAAGGCGCCGTTAGTTTCGGACGCTTCCTATAATTCGAAGGAGGAATGCAAATCATGAGAACAAACGGTAACATCGCTAGTACGAGCATTCGTAAATCAACCATCGTTACACCAATGGACCAAAATGCCTTGAACTATGAGGAAGTCGAAGCCTTCACGGATATGGCGTACGAAGCTAATGGCTTCCTAAAAGGTATCCGTCATGAGAATCGGAAGAGCTCCAAAGGAACTATCGATAAAATTGGTGTGCGTGGCCGGAACATGCGCGGTAAAAAAGAGAACATCATGGCGACTAATACACCAGGGCTGACCTTTCCACAAATTCCGTATTCGGTAGAACCTGTGGTTCTTCCTTTTGATATCACTGAAGAGTTTATCCGTCAGACGCAACGGGTTCGTGGTCAAAACGCTGAAGAAATTATCATGCGGAACATGGCCAACAACTACGGGGAGAATATGCAAGACATTGCCTTTAATGGCGATACGAATACACCTAATACAGACCCAGATTATGAGTTCCTGACCATTAATGACGGTTGGTTGAAACTGGCCAGAACAACCGGTCATTATTTAGATTGGAAAACACTTTCGGCTAAAGAGAAAACAGGGATTTTGTTTGAGGTTGAGCGTGCGATACCAACCCGTTATCGCGCTGGTGGAGTATTCAAATACTTCATGCATCCAAATACCTTCAGCGAGCGACTTCAGATGCTGGCTGAGAAGGACACCAGCGCATCTATTCAGTTGCAGATCTTGGGAGGGACGAAGAAAGTCAACGCTTATGATGTAGAAGAGGTCTGGAGTATGCCAGAAGGTGCCATTCTCTTTACTTATCAGCCGAACTTTGCAATGGTCCATACCTACGATATGCAGATCCGTAAGACGACTGAGGGAAAAGAGGCAATTTGGACAGATAAACGTTTCTATGCTATTCATTCAGATTTTGATGCGATCTATGAGGAGCCACAGGCTCTGGCATTCGTGGAAGGGGTGGAATTTTAATGTCCTACGTAACTTACCGAGGCAAAAACGCCTCCCTTCGGCTGCATAGTATCCGGTTTGTGCCTGCTGTGCCGGTGTTGGTGGAAAATGAGACGGTGCTGAAGCACTTACTGGAGCATCCTGATTTTGAGGTTAAAACGGAAAAGATCATTCCACTGGAAGATTTGTCTCTACCGCAACTGAAGGATAAGGCGAAGAAAGCAGGCATTGAAGGCTTCACGGATATGAAGAAGCCGGATTTGATCGTCGCCCTGAAGGCACTGGAAAGCGGCGGTGTGCCGGATGCTGACAGCGACACTCCTTAAGAGCCGTAGCCGCGTCAGCGCTGTGCAGGAGGCTACTGACGATCAGCTTGAGCAGTACATTGATGACGCACAGACCCGGATTGAGTTGTACTTACCTGTTCATTTTCCGGAGGTGGTAGACAAGCAGCTCATGCTGGCCTGGGTGAAGCTTGCGGAGTCACTGGCTCTGCAGGACAGTGAGGAATACCTGGCTTCAGTCGCCCGCGGCTACTCAGCAGAAAGTGACGGCGCTTGGACATATACCCGACAGGCAGTTGAAGGGAAAACTACAGGCAATGCTGATGTGGACTCTATCCTCTTCCTGTGGGTCAAGAAGCAGCAGGCCGGGTCGGATGATGGGAACATCACGGCCTATTTGCTATGAATCACCGCATGAATACACCGCTGGAGGTGTACAGGGTCGGCCGCCAGCAGGATGCCGATAATCTGTTCAGTGATCGGAAGGCGGGTAAGGTCGCGGTTCTGAACTGTTTCGTTGTTAAGACGCAGACTGATGCCAAGGCAGAATCTACTCCTGTCATTTACATTGTCAAAAAGACAATTGGGGTTCCGAAGACAGCAGACGTCCGAATCAGTGACGAAGTGTTACTGCTCGGACGTAGGTATCTGGTGATTGACTCTAACCCTCGCCGTTACTGGCGTGAGTTATTGGTGACTTGCGAGGTGAAAGGCAGTGAGCGTGCATGATTTTGATGGTTTAGTGAAGAAATTCAAGAAGCTGAGCGACGAAGGGGTTAGTCAGATCCTTAAGAACATTGCTGAGGCTGTGGGCGAAACACTTTTGAACCTGGTCATCGATGAGATTGATAAACAGGATCTGATTGACACTGGATTGATGTGGAACTCCTTTACTCGTGGAGAGGACAATAACATTTGGGAATGGGATGTTGACCGCAATTCTATAACTATAGAAGTTGGTTCCAACCTTCCTTATGCACGCCATCTCAATGATGGATACACCATCCGTAAAGCACATTATGTTCCTGGATTCTGGAAGGCAAATGGTCAGTTTGTATATGATCCGGCTGCAAAGACTGGCTTTATGGCTAAGCCACGGTCGTTCATTGGTCGGCAATACTTTGACATCGCTGTGAAGGAGCTGGATGGCGGTATGAACGCACTGATTATGAAGCGGTTGGAGAAAGAGCTGGGGAGGATGCTGTCATGATGGATGTGGGATTGAAAGCCTGGGCAGAACTCGTGCAGCGGATATACCCGGAGCTGCCGATTCTTCGAGATCGTTCTCGCTGGCTGGCAGGGCAGTTTGATCGCCCCAGCGTGTTCATCGAAACGGATCTGGTATCCGACAAAACTCATACGCCGCGTGCAGACCGCATCATCGAGGATGTTGGGCTTGTCTTTCATTACGATATCGACCGAAGCAGGGGGGAGGAATCCGAGGAACCTGTCCCCTTGGACTTATCTCCCTTCTTTCTGTACCTTCGTCAGCAGCGGTTCTGCGTGGCTTCGCAGCGCTTCGGCATTATGATGGTGATCGAGGCTCCGCGCACGCGGACACTGAATGACCGGATGGAAGTCACCTTCAGATATTCATATCTGCTGCATGTTCCGAAGCTGCTTGAAAATAGTGATGGTAGTCCAGTGGCCAAGATTAACGACTTTTTTATTGATTCAATATGAAGCTGACGATAATTCGCTTTTATATTTCTTTTGCAAACTGCTGTATCTCAAATATTAGAGGAAACCATGAGGTATATCACGAATAAGAGGTGTACTCTATATGAATTAGGTGATGTATATGTGGGAACATCCTTCGAATAGTCAAGTTAAGCAGTTAAAGAACAAATACAAGGAATTGTACATTCAGCTAGAACCAATCGTGAATGCTTGGGACCCAATAGGTTTGATTGAGGGCGGTGCTCCGAAAGATGAGTATGATTGCATTTCAGTTCAGCTAATTTCAATGTTGAACAAAGGGAGAAGCCAGAACGATATTTATGAGTTTATTATTCACGAATTGGATGATCACTTTGGAATGGGGATTGATTCTATATCGAGTGAATATATGGAGAGATTTATTAAGAAGCACAAAGATTTTAGCGCGAATTTAGTTAAATGGTATACGTCTCAAAAGATATAATCGCCCTTGTTGAGGTGGTTTTTCTTTTGATCAGAAAAGAAAGGAGAACTTAAAGAATGAACTTAAAAAAACAGATTCGCCAACCTACTAATGTTGTTCCGGATACCCTGAACAAGCGAAGCAAGCAGGAATGGATCGAGAGCGCAGTGGTTTTGAAGCGGGAACGCTTTGAAATCGCCGGCGCTCTTTTTGATTGTGACGAAGATACCCTGCTGACTCAGCAGGAAGTTATTCAAAAGGTGCAGGCCTATTTGGGACTGACAAAAAAGGAGGAAACAGTGAATGTCGATACAACGGAATAGACCAGGCGCGTATGTGGAGCTGCAGGCGGTTGCAAAGTCTCGTGTTCTATCGGTATCTGGTCGCGTTTTGATACCGTATCAAGCTGAGTGGGGATTGCCAAATAAAGCAGTGGATATGGCGGATCAGTCGGAGCGTTTGAAAGAATCTGGACTGTTGGTAGATGAGTTGGAGCTAGCAGCTGAGAACGGGGCGACCGTTATCGGTTACCGTGTCACCAACGGCAGTGAGGTGGCAGCATCCGTTGCAGTAGCCAGCAGCTATACCATTGAGGCCCGTTATCCAGGCACTCGCGGAAATGATTTCGAGTACCTAATTCGGGCGAGTCTGGTGGATGCAACAAAGAAAGAAATTGTCATTCGGGATACGAAAGGTATCTATGATACTGAGACGTTCTTGGTCGCTGATAAAATGGAAGCAATTAATGCTCTGAAAAAGTCCAATATGGTGCGTTTTAAAGACACAGGTTCAACGACGTTGGCTGATGTTGCCTACACGAAGTTAGCCGGTGGAATCACTGGAACTGCAACGATTACGGCAGCCAATTGGAGCGGTATATTTAATCGGATTGATGGTTTAGTGTTTGATGTCGTGTACTTGCCTTCTTCTGAAGCTTCGGTTCAGGCAGCCGCGAAACAATGGTTGCTGGATCGCCGCACCAAGGCTCGCAAACTTGCACAGCTGGTCATTGCAGGGGCATTGGAAACTGATGATGACATTGAAGATCATAATACGCGCAGTCGCGCGGCCAATGCCCGGTTTATCATCAATTGCTCTTTGGCTGGTGAACACACCAATGGTAAGACCTATGGTTCTCTTCACTGGGCAGCATGGGTGGCTGGACTTGCAGCTGGAACACCGGCGAATAAATCATTTACGGGTGTTAAGGTACCAATGACTGAAGCTCTAGTGGACTGGAGTCATAGCGAAGTTTTGAAGGGGTTGGCTGAAGGTACCCTGATGGCTACCCGCGACGGTTACGACTATATTATTGAGTCGGCAGTGAACACATTGACCGCACTTGGGGCAGGGGAACGGGAGGACTTCGGTAAGATTCGAGTTTCCATGACGATTGACCAAATCCTGAATGACATCTACGCTGCTGGCAAAGCAAACAAGGCTAAGCTGGATAATGACAAGGATGGCCGAGGTATGTTTATCGCAGCAGTCGTTAGTTATCTGAAGACTCGTGCTGGACAGAAGGCGATTGACTCAGAGTTTACATTTACTGAGCATCCAACGAAGAAAAGTGATATGGATTATGCTTACTTCTCCCTGTCTGCAAAACCGCTGGACGCGATTGAGATCTTTAATATTGATTGGGAGGTGGCGTAATCGATGGAACGCGAACTTATTGGCCGTAATTTATCCGTACAGGATGACAATGGCGACTCTATTCAGACCATTAAAGAAGTAGAGGTTATTCTGAAGCCGGAGACACTGGATATTATCCGTGCGCGGAAGATGTCTAAGACGAAACAGATCGTCGGGTATGAGATCACCGTAAAGTTGGTTATGTCAAAACTGGAGTCCTCTCTTCGTTACAGGCTCCTAGCTGATTTTAAGGCGGGTAAGACGATGTTTCTAGACCGGATTACCGGCTCTCTTGAGGACATGCAGACAGGTAATGTAGAACGGGTGATGATCAGCGGTGTGCATATTCATGATGAAATGGATCTGCTGGTTGCCAAGATTGATGACAACAATGGCATTGATATCACACTGTCTGGTACCGCGAATGATTTTGATTTTATTGAACAGTTTCCGGATTATATGGCATAGGGACGGGTAACCGTCTCTTTTTCTTTATCTCATATCAATAAAAAAATTGGAGGAAGAATCACTATGAGCGATAAATTAGAAAAATACCTATCCAAAGGCAAAGCAGGTCGTAACGACGATACCATTACTGTGCCGGCAGACGGAGAAGAATGGTCTGTGCGCCGCCTGACCACTATTGAGGTACGCCGAGCCTATGAGTTGGCCTATGAGGAAAATGGTGATCCGAAAGATTCCTATAACGAGATCGACGTCATGATCGTTAAGGCAACCGAACATGAATTTGATTGGAACAATAAAGATTTACTACTCGCCTTCAATTGCACTAGTAAATATGAGCTGCCACCGCGTATTCTAGACAATCCTGCTGATTATTCGGAGCTTAGCAAAGCTGTGCGTAATTTCCAAGAAACAAAGGACGAACTTATGAAAGAAGCAAAAAACTCATCAAGCAAGACGGAGAAGCAAGCTGGGTAGCATCCTTTTGGATTAACCAGAAGCGGCTGCCGGCTGAAATCCTACCTTATGAGGTGGATAAACAGCGGCAGTATTATTTCTGTCTTGCCGCGGGGATGATTGCTGAAGAAGAAACCAAACGCCTGGCTAACAAGAAATAGGCAGGATGGAGGTGAACAACCATAGCAGCGACAACAAAAGTGACGGTCCCGTTCGAAGCACGGGATCTTATTTCCGGTGCTGTCCAGAATATGCGGAAGGCCATTCTTGGGGCGACTAATGATTTACTAGATTTTCGTCGAGCATCTGGACAGATGGGGGAAGACCTTGTATCTGATCTTCGACGATCCAGGAGCGCAGCAGATGATTTAGGAAGCCGGGTCGGCAACGCATCAGATGAAGTGCGTCGGCTGGGACGCGCTAACGTTGATGATATCTTTCGCCGGGCTCAATCAGGAGCCGATGAATTGCGTCGCTCAGCATCTCGCGCTGACGCCGAAATCCGTGGAATGAGTGATTCTCGGGTGCATATACGTGCTCAAGATGAGGTTAGCCCAGTCCTTGATGGTATATCTTCCAAGATTACAACGATTGCGGCAACTGCAGGAGCTCTAGTGCTAGGTGGTGGAATCAAGGACGCATTATTCGGGAATGTCATGGATTACTATTCTGAAGCTTCCCGAAGCGCAGCCTTATTGCCTACAGCTGCACGTGATCAAGGTCTTCAGACCGTGAAAGATCTAAATGTTCAGGGCATTATTCCTTCACAGACGGAAGGGGCTAGACAATTAGCAGATCTAGCTCCGCTGGTTCGGGATAAATCACAAGCCAGTGACTTTTTGAGTGCTTCGTCAAAGATACAATATATCCGACCAGATGCCGGTGCTGAAGAAATTAACCGTGCGCTGGCACAATCTTCAGACACCTTTCGCGAAACGTATGCTTCCGTTGCTGACAGCATGATGTATGCCTATAAAGAGGTAGGAGATAGACAGCAAGATCTCTTCGACACCTTCTGGGAGTACAGCGGATATTTCAAAAATACCGGTGCAAACTCAGGTCAGATGGCGAACTTCTTGACCCAAAGCGTCAAAGAGGGCGCCTTTAATTTCGATAAGCCAGCCGACTTTATCAAAGAAACTTTTGGGGTTAAAGCTCTAGATGCTGGGGATATGGAGAAGTATTTTGCTCTACGCGGATCTGGGAAAGACGAGGCAGCAAAGCAAGCTGCCTCATTTACTGGGGACATTAACTCCGGTGAGGAGCAACGTGCGAAGGGTGCGCTAATGGCTCTAGTTGCTGATTTAGCCAGTCAGTCACAGAGTGAGTTGAAAGCTTCTCTAGTATCCCTTGGATCGGCTACAGCAGAAGACAACGGCAGTGCTGTGCTCAAGACTTTCCAAGTACCTTTTCAACCTGCACCTTCAGGTATTGCAGGAACAACGGAAAGAATGGTTCAAGCTCAACAGGCCGCGAATCCGATGCAAGATATCATTCAGACGCGCGCGCAGATCGATCAGCAAATGCAGGAGCTGGGAGCAAATCTTTCAGTAGCAGTTCTTCCAGCGTTACAACAATTTAATACTTTGTTGACTGAAAACAAAGATGAGATACAGGCATTGGGCTCAAATGTTGTTGATTTCGTGAATGGAATAACGAGTATCTATAAAGATCATTTTTCAGCAATTAACACGGGACTACTACTTATTGGTGGCAGTATTGCTACAATTAAAGGTGTGAAATTTGGGAAAGGTCTTATAGATGATACGACTGCAGGAGCAAGGCGTGTAAAGGGATGGTTTAGTCGAGGAAATTCAGGTACTGCCTCTAGTTCGACTCCAATAGAAGAAGTTGGCGGATCAACAAGACGTAGATTCACACTTAATCGAGGTCATAGAGGTAGTGGTAGCAGCGGAGGAATTGGCGGTTTGAGCACCGTTTCCTCAATGACCATCAATGCCAGTGTGGTATATCTCAACGAGGCTGGAGGGCTCGGTGGGCAAAATGGCGGTGGAAGAAATAATAGAGGTGGTCAGAGACAGGGGCGACGCGGACGATCTGGGAGCGGTGGTGCAAATGCCCGACGTGGCCGTAACTCAAATGGATCTCTTTCTGCACGTCGTAGGACGAGCACACCGGACATACCTGACATCGATACTCCAGATGTGGGGCAACGGCGCACAGGCCGTGTAACCTACCGGAATACTAATAGGCTTCCGACTCGTCCACCGATCCCGGATGTTATTCCTGATGTACCGGGAGGCAGGGGGATCAGGGGGTTATTTAAAGGTGGAAAGAAGGCTCTTAAAACTGCCGGTATTTTAGGAACTGTAGCCGGGGTTGGTCTTACTGGATATGATCTCTACCAAGCTTCGAAGGAAGACGGTTTAAGGGCAGGCATATCCTCGACTGGCGGTTCCATGGTAGGTGGTATGGCTGGAGGGGTAGTCGGAGGAATAGTTGGCTCTATCGCCGGTCCGCTTGGAACCGCATTGGGAGCAGCAGCAGGCGGATGGGTTGGCGATAAACTAGGTTCCCTAGCCGATTCGAGCGGAGTTACCAAATCCGTTGTTGATGGAGTGGTTTCGGCTGCTGGCGGTATTAAGGATGCGGCAGCTTCA